GCTTCAGCTGAAGCATATAACGGATAGTATCCGTTAATAGCATAAGGACCTACAGAGCTGTCAACACCATTGTATGTTGTTAATAGTCCGCTACTAGTCTTGTTAGGCTTAATGTTACCATGTGTTAATTTGTCTACAACATCAATTTCGTCAATGCCTGCTGTACTTAAAAATAGTTCGTCTGCATCTGCTTTAACTTGGAATAAGTCTCCAAAAACACCACTTGCTTTTGTAGGCACAATAACAATACTGCCTATAGCATTTCCAACTTGTTGATGTATGTAACTGCTTAGTTCTGTGAAGTAAAAAGTATCGCCAAAGTCCCAATTGTCTATATTGAAGTATTGATTAATTGCGGCAACAACTTTTGTTTTAATTTCGTTATCACTTAAACTTGTCCCGGGTAATCGAACAACTTTGAATTTTGCTTGTAGCTCATCCGTTGCATCGGCTCCGAATATTAATTTAAATCTTCCGCTCTTAAATACTAATTGGTCACTAGCGGATTTATAGTCTTGTAAAATAGCAAATTCATTTTCTAATTCTGAACTAGTAGGTGCTGTTGGGAAATCTGTGCCGGGCACTTTAATATAAGATTGCATGTCTTCCCAGTAAGAAGAAGTAAGTACGAAGAATTCATGTACGTTACTAACACTAGGATCAATTCGCATACTGTTATCTGCAACGTGAGTCCATTTAAATACTACACCGTTTTGTCTAAGTGACTGAGAGTTTTGTGTAAAACTTCTACCCTTTTTAGCAAAGTGACTTGAACTTTCATAGTTGCTAACACTTGCTAAGTTTGTACTACTCTTAGTTAAAATAAATACCTTGCCAGTGTCTTTAGCGTAAATCTTTTTATTATGCATACCGCCTGTGGTTTCATTTTTACCTTGCTGGTTATTAAATAAATCAACGACAGTCTTGTTTCTAACTAAGTAGAAATCATAATCAGCAGTATTAAATGTTACACCAGATGCGCCTATAACAGTTGACCTATCTCCGGCAAACGTAAGTGTTGTCTCTTTTCTTAAATCTAATATACCTGCTTTAACTGGTCTAGTATAAGTGTATCCGTCAAAGTCTTCATAGTTTTCAAATAACACAATGTCGTCATCACCGACAAAATGTTCAAACTGGATTGGATTATCCGGACTATCTGATGATGCTGTGTTAACCGGAGTAACTTTAACCTTCTTAGGATCAGTATATCCGTCTGGGTAACTGAAGTTTCCTATAGCACTATATACTATTGGAGCATCAAGTCTTGTATTATCGTTAACATACTTAACTGCAATAGTATCACTTCTATTATTTCTAGCAGAGTTGTCTATGGCATAGTGATGTCTTGCTTCAAAGTCAACTTCGAGTGTTCCTGTTTGTGCCGCATAGTTACTAGTAGCTAATCTGAAAGCCGCGCCAGCTATTGAACATGAGGCGCCAGCCGCCAATGTTAAATTCTGGTTATTATATCTATATGCAATTTCACCTGATGAGTTTAAAATTGGTCCGCCGAATGTGGAACTAGTAAATGCTATAGTTATTTTTGGCAACTTATAAATTACGCCAGTGTCTGCAACCACTACTACTTTGTCAGTAACAGTTGTTGTTGCCGATGTGCCTAATTCTATATCTGTTGGTTGTACAAAGGCCCCTATGGTTCCGTTTTCGTAAATACCTAAGTTAGATATAACTGAAACTGCTATATCGAAATGCTGAACATTTCTGGAAATTAGCGGTATGTTAGAAAAGTAAGATCCGGTAGCATCTAAATACCACTGGTCACCTGTTCCATTGTCGTCTGTGTCTACCCATGTAAACGATTCTGTGAAACTAGGCTTAATGTTTAATGTTGGCAATTCAATTGAATCGTATTTTGCTAAACCTGTTGCATTATCTTGCAATCTATTTTCATTAACATTATAAAATCTAACATCGTCTAAACTTTCGAACACAAACTGTGTTCCTCTAATTTCAATATCGTATCTGTATGATAATGTATCTACATTAACATATTTAAATTTTAATATCCAACTTGCATCTAATCCTGTTCCTGATGAGTCACCGGTGGTAGAAGCACTAAAGTCTGTAGAAGTACTTAAATTGTTATTCTCAATAATATAGAATCTGTTTTCGCTAGGCATAAATCTTACGCCAAATGTTCTCCTAGAAGCCATTGCTGTTTTTAATTGCTGTTCTTCTAATGCAAATAATGTTTTTCTTAAAATAACAATTACTTCATCACACTTCCAACCATTTGGAATTTTCTTATTAAGTTTAACTGGGCCATTTGCTGTACTACTAGCCGAGTTCCTAACACCATTGTTATCCATGCTAACAATTTTAGCCCATTCATATTTTGTTTTATCAGTAGGGTCATAGAATTTTAACATGTAGCCGGGCTGTATAATTTTAAACAGAGTATTTGATGTGTTAACATCAGTAGGTGTTCCACCAGCTGTATATATCTCAGACATATATCCATATACGCCAGTAGTAATTCTTGGCAATGTATTCCATGTTATGCCGAATAATGAAACATCAAACATATCTTGATAAGCAGGAACCTCTTTAACTTTAGTTCTAAATGTACTGTAAATAAAATCATTAAGTTTTAAGTTCTTAATAATAGTTGGAAACTTTGTGTTAATAAAATCTTGTGTAGTATTAGTAATTGTTACTTTAAATGCATCGCTAGAGTTACTAGCTTCTTCATATAATGCGCCATCTTCTGCAATACTAGTTGTAGTTTGGAAAGTACTAGTAGGATCTGTAATATCGATATATCTACTATGTCCAGCATGTGTTTTGTTAGTAACTTTTAATTTTTTAATGTTTGTGCTTTTAGCTAAAGGAAGTACTTGGTAGTCTTGAGCTGTAACCATTCTGTCTTGGGCATAATATGCCTGTGGTGCTCTTTCCTTAATACCAGCAAGTGTTTCAGCAGGTAAACTATTTGATACCTTGCCTTCTAGTTTCGATGTAATTGTTAACTGATGCGACTTACCATCTTGTGTAAAGTAAGGTATAGTTGATACCACAGACTTAACATCATCTGGCTGTAATGTAAATCGTTCGTTATCACTAACTCTGTACTGAGCTTTATATGATCCCATAGGCACATTTGCAAAGTTACCGTCTGCAAACTGTAGTCTAATGCCACCCTGTCCTACGTTTTGTACAGCATATAATAACGGAGTATTTTTAGCCTTAGTGTTATACATTAAAGTCTGTCCAACGGTATTTGGAACTTTAACCCACTTAGTTAATACTTTATCATTGTTATCTACTTCAGACAAATACACATCTGTTTCATTAATATCAGCAACAGCAATCGCTTGTTGTCTGTTTTCAATTGGTGTAGTAAAATCGAAATTTGATGATTGCAATGTACCTTGCTTAAACATCATAAAGAATCCAGTATTTTTACTTAATGATCCTAGTCCGTCATTTCTATGAAGTATTGAAAAGTTGTTTGTGCTATCTGGATGCTTTTCTGCAAATACGCCAGCGTCTTCAAAATCAACATTTACAAATTCAAATGCTCTATTAACTCCGTTAACATTTACATCAAAGCTGTATGTTTGCGGTGAAGTGATTGGCGTGTTAATGTCGTATCTATCAGTTATAATTCCACCAACAGTTCCTGTTTTTACAGGCTTACTAAATCTGTTAACATTACCAAATGCACTATTCATTATAGTTAAAAATTGTTCGTAGCTGTCTGGATTGTTTGCATCATTCCAGCTAATAGTCTTATCGTTTATACTTGCACCCGAACTGTCTGTTAACGGCTCAGAAGTTGCAACACTTACGATTTTCATTAATCCACTTGCAGGCATGTTTCGTTTTGGATTATATCCAAGCTGTCTAGCAAGTTTAAATACTGAGTCTCTTCGCTCAGCAGTTTCTAAAAAGTTTTCTCTTGTATTGATATCCATTCTGAATGCAATACTTTGCCCGAGGTAGGCAAGCAATTCTATGATTGCTATGAATTCTGAACTTTCAATATAGTCATTGAAGTTTTCTGGGAAATTAGATTTGATATACTCGACCATTGCATTTCTAATAGTGTCGAAGTCGTATGCTTGAAAGTCTACTTGACTATATGCTTGATAGGCTACTGACCAATCTTCTGCCGCGAATAAATTATTTTGTCTGCTGTTAACTGCCATTTTATATCTCTACGTTTTCCCTAGCATACTCTACAAATAATGTGTCTTCCGATAAAAACGGTTTAAACTTTAAGTGTAATGTTATGCGAATTGTGTGGTCTAATATATCAGTAAACATGTCGGTCATTTCTACCCTAGAGTCCTTAGATACAATACGCTCTATATCTTCTTTGATTTCTGCAACAACGTATTGATCCATTGGGTTCATTAATATATCCCAAATCCTAGTACCGTATGTAGGTCTCATTACTCGTTCGCCTCTTTTGGTATAAAGTTCATTGAGTAAGTCAGCTTTTATAAGTTCACCATCAATTAGCGTGTAAGGTGCTCTTACTCTGCCTGTTGTGCTGAATCCTCTGTATATATTTGCCATACAACTATTTATCCTAAAGGATTAAAACTAGTTATAATAAACACCATAATAAGCCTAAAAAAATGTTGACTTTTCAACAGAATGGATACATAATAACATAGTAGGAATTATCTTACTAATTTTATAAATTTATAGGAAAGCCAATGAGAAATATCATTGAACGATTCGACAGCATTTGCAAAAAAGCAGACGCAGTTAACAAGCAGTTAAAATTAACTGATAAGTCTTCTGGATACGGACCTCGTTTCCAAAAGATGATGTCGAAAAAACAGAATCGTCTACATTCCGTAGGCATTTACGATTACCATACTAAGGGTTATGTATTGTTTGAGATGGTTAACCTTGTAGGTCAGAAGGGCAAAGTACCACAGGAATTCTATGATATGGAATCTATGCTCAAGAATGCCGCAACCGCCTAATAAAAATATTGTTTATATACATGGTAGTGGCGCCTCCACGTTAAGTTTTAACTTTTTACAAATATTCTTGCCAGAACATAACGTACTTTATATAGAGTACGATACGCAAGAGCTACCAGAAACAGTAATAACTCGCATCAAAATGCAAATACTTGATGAGTTTGGGCATGACCCATTCTCTGTAATAGCACACAGCTACGGGTGTTTGCTAGGATTAAAAGCGGTACAGGCATTTGCTAACTGTGATGTATTTTTAGCCATGAGTGCCCCATGGGGTGGCAGTAGAACAGCAAAGTGGTTATCGTATGCATTCAGACATAGTAAACTTTTTACAGCACTAAATCCAAAGAGTGCGTTTATCACTGCGTTACAAACTGTAAACAACGATTTTAAGATAATTAATATAGTAACAACAGGAACTAGAGGAGCCGGAAATGCTCTTGCTGGTATGGGCGAATCAAACGATGGAACTCTAACTGTTAGAACACAGAAATCTGTTCCTAACAATTTTAATAATCTGAAACAGATTGAAACAGGTACTAGTCACAACGAAGTGCTAGTTAATTTTGAAACGGTTGAAATTATAAAAAGGGAGATTTTTTGTGAATAAAAATACTAGCTTAAACGATACCTTAGAAGAAGAACTTCGTGTCATGCTTGTTGATAAGCAAAACGAATGTAACCACCTAAGAGCCGAAATTAAAACCTTAAGAAGGTCAGTGGCTGAAGAACAAGAAGGCAAATATAGAGCCTATATCAAGTTTGCTGATTTACAAAAAGAATTATCTAAATATAAGAAGGGCGAACTAGTTTAACTATTTAACTGGCTTGTCTTTATCCACATGTCCTATGTAAGGCTCTCGAGTCAGCAATATATCTATAATACTAGTAACAGTATCTTGATCACCTTCTCTCTTGCCCTCAGTAGTTAACGGATTATCTTCGCTAGTATCTTGTAAGTCATATTCCCACCCTGGGGTTTCTATGGGCTGGTCTTCATGATCTACTAATGGGATAGCTACCGCGGTTTTACTGTTCTCTGCCTGTGTTGCACTACCACCATCATTGAGATGTACTGTACTGCCCACTACGTTTGTTTTACCACCTGCTTGTATGTTTGTATCGCCACCTGACTTAATATGCTGAGTGTCAGACGCTGTACTAAACATATTAGATTTAGCGTTTAAATGCATGTCTGTACCTGCTGTTGCAAGTAGCGAATTTCTAGCAGTTAAATGCATACTGCCTTTGTCATCTACTTCTAGCACAAAGTCTTTCATAACTTTCATACTAGCTTCTGCACCAGCATTAATATTGAGTACGCCACGTTGATTGCCGTCCTCGTCTTGTTGTTCGTGTGCTTCGCCGTAAACACCTGCATTAATATTTACAGATGTGTTGCCTTCTAAATTTAAATTTTTGTCTGCACGAATATTAATATTGCCTTTAGCTCTATACGAAATATCTTTTTCACTGTATATTTGTATGTCACCATCGCCACTCATCTCTACCCACGCATTACCTTTTGCGTTTATTATATAAATTAGACCGTTAGTGTCGTCCATTAATACTTGGTTGCCACCTGCTGTTCTAATTCTTATGTTCTTACTTTCACCATTAATGTTACCATCGTCCATCACAAAACTGTGCCCACCTGTTCTGTGTGTGCCGTCTTTTTTACCTGTAGTTAAATTTACATCTTCTGCACCGGGAGTAGATATACCAAATACTGCACTAGGCGATTCCCTTCTTGCACTAGATGTCGATAAGCCTCTGAGCTTGTCATTAATCAATCCTTGGTCAAGAATAGGTTTTGTTATATATGGATTAACTGGTCGTGTAGCATTAACGCCGTGATTTATCTCGTCTGTCTGTCTATTAATTTCTGCTACTGGCAGTTTTTGGTCTGTGCCGAACGTTGTGCCCGCGGCATTTCCAGGTACCATGTTAGCCATTTGATCTGGTAGTAAACACCCTAGTACAAATGGTAATTTAGATTTGCCGTCTGCAAAACATACTAATACCCAGTTACCTACATCCGGCGGTACCATCCACATGCCATATGTTTTTTGTGTCTCAACATACGATGCTAAATTATCTCCAATTCTATTAGACGGTGTACTTCCGCCAAACGGAGTACTCCAAAATGCATTAACCCAATTGCTTGGGTTGTCTCTGTCTTTGCCTAATGCCGGAATATATACTGTTAGTCTGCCACTGTTGGTATCGTCTTTAGGTCTAACAATAACTTCGCCTAAGTAAACACCAAAATCTAAATCAGCATTTTTAGTCATTTCGCTAGTGGGGTTATTTCTACTAACCTTAAATTTATCTGCTTTATAGTTTCCGCGTAAACTCATTATCCGTCACCTCTGTCTGCATTAAACTCTGCTAGTTGTCGTGCATTAGTTTCTTCTGTTAATGCTAAAATTTCTGCATCTGTTAATGGAGCATCGCCATCATCTACTCCGTAATCTATATCTACTATGTCGTACTCAGATAAATTTAGTGCTGTATTCTTTTTAGCATTTACTTCTATTTCAAACATGCCATTATTGAATGTACATGTAGTCGCCATAATTTGATATACTCCACTTATAAAATAAGCCGTGCCAGCTTTTTCTAGATAACCTGTATTGTTATCCTCATCGTCCATGTCAGGATCTATTACCCTAGGAGTTTGCATTGTAAATAAAAAATAGTTATCATTGCCGTTGTACGAAATGGAATCCATTGTGGTAGCTTTTCCAATATTGTCTAATTGTGCTGTCATGCCTTTGCCTTTGTGCGGGTCAACCGGCTTCTCGCCTAAGTACCACACATCGCCCCTAATTTTTAATCCTAAATCAATTAATATACTCGCATCATTAACATTTTGATACATGTACCCAAACAATGTTGCTTTAGGTGTGCCGTCAACTGTATTACCTGATGTGGAAGTAATGCTCTTAGAATAATCAAATGACGGTTTAGTAACTGATGTTTTTAAAGTGTTCATTGCTTGACGAGAACTAAGTTCGCCGATAACAATTTCACTGCCGCCTGCATTGTCAATAAGATCTGCTCCATACAAATATCCACTTGGCTCTGGCTTATAAGGTGGATTGGTTTCATTTGGATTCGGATCTGATGATGTCGGGGTGCTAGGATCTGTATTAGATGCTTGGGACCTAAAATATCCTAGAGGATCATTGCCGCCGTTGTTCAATAGTACCATAGCTTCTGCTAAATTCTTTCGTGCTTGTTTATTATCTTGAAGAGACTTTCTTTCTGATTCACTTAATCCTAGTTTGTCGGCAACTTCATTCTGGTATGCCGCATTATTTAATTGCTTGGCTAATGCATCTGTATCTTCTTGTGCTTTTGCAATTTCAGCCTTCTTTTGTTTATTGTTATTATCACCATCACTTGTCGGAGTTCCTGGTGCGTTAGGATTAGTAGATGCATCACCCATCAATCCTCCTTGTGGAGCGCCTAGTAATAGTTGTCCTGCTTTATAGCCAATTGTTGCTTCTAAAATTTGGTCATTTTGTCCAGTATACAAATAATGATATGCTTTTCTTATTTTCATTTCATTTATTCGAGTGGTAATATTTTCTTTAGTAGTGTTAAATTCGCCCGGGCCACTTGATAGTGATTCATCTGCTGTTTCATACAGTACAGGCTTATAAACTACTCTCTTTGCGTAAGTATTTCTTCTATGATCATAGTCTAGCCATTCTGTTGCCGCTTCGATCCTGTACCATGTAGTAAATGTTTGATTCATGTCTAAACCATCTTCGTCTATAACAGGATCTTCGAAATCGTGCTTTCTTGTAATTTGTTTTAAAAAGTCATCATTCATTACTAGTAATGTTGTAAGGATTTTATGGAAGTTTGTGCCTTGCTTAACTTGTACTCTGTTTCGTCTCCAAACTCCGCCACTTGCTTCTATGCCGCCATCTAAACTGTCTGGGTTGTCTTCTAATATCTTATCGTATTCTTCTCTGGTCTTAATTCCCATTGCATCAGCATTCATTAATCTGTTTACTTGTTCAGCCTGGCGAAAGTTTGAATAATTTATGTTGCCGTCTCCACCGAGCATTAATACAAGATTAGAGAAGTCAAATTCTACTTCATCTTGTACAGCATGTTCTTTATAGTTGTCTGTTCTAAACTTCTTAAGGGTTGTTTGTAAGTCTTCAAGACATTCTACAATAGTACTACCAGTCATACTAGTGTCAGCTGGAATTGTATAATATGTATCTGCGTATGCGTTTGAATTTGTTTGCACAAACGTACAATCATATGTGCTACCAGTATCATTAATATTTACGTCGATAGTCATAAGCTCTAATTGCCAGCACCACGGACCATCAATAGTAACAGGGTCGCCAGCGGCTTCGTTATCGTCTAAATCTTCTGTGTAGCCTTTAAAGTTTAATTCGAGGAATACAGGTGCATTGGCAAACATACCAGCTTTGATGCCAAGTACTTGTTTTGCCATTTGTATTTGGTCTAGCAAGTCTGCGGCGCCGGGCTGTATAAGTGTAAAAGCACCGTTGGTCACAAATACGCCTGCTCCGGACCTAACTATATTTAATTCTATATTTTCTATTGCCACACCGGTTACACTAGTTTGAGCAATAATAACTGTTTGTTCTGGTTTAGCTTTTAAGGCACCGTTTTTATATCCGCCGCCTTCTCCGTCATCATCTGGGATCATATAAAGTCTAAAATTATATGATGCATTGTTGAAAGCATCTAGTTTATTACCGGCTACTGCGCCAATCCATCGGTCTTCGACTATAGGAGTTTCAGCGTTCTCTTTGTCTTTAGAGGATCCAGCCATTAGTTTGCTAGCCTGTCTATTGTTTCCTTAGTAGGTACGAATATAGATAAACCTGACACAAAATCTTCTATAGGATCTACTAATGCATCTGGGTTTCTTAATGCAAACACCCACCATAGTTGTACAGTTCCGTATAGTTCGTGTGCCAGTAAGTCAGGACGTTTTGCGTATTTAGGTTCTATTGCATACTGTCTATCTGCTCGACTTTTTGGAAGTTTAGGCAAATCGTTTACGTCAAGAAATAATCCCCTTGTAGGAGCTCTGCGTAGGAAACTGTCCTTGTTATTAGTGTTAGCCATTAGATAAATCCGTCCGATAGCCCTTTGCCACTAGTAAATCGTTGCAAGTTAAATTTCTTTCTTGTTTTTCTATATGTGTATTGTGGTGCAAGTTCTATCATTATGCTAGTTTCCGTTGGCATCATTGTAGTTGTGCCTTTGTATTTAACAGGAACGTAATCTACGTTGGGCGGTAACTGGAAGTTATAGTTTCGTATAATAACTGGAACTTTGTTGAACCCAAATTCTCCTAAGTATTCAAATAATAATACTGGAGGAGGCGTTCCAAAGAATCCACTCTTAACAGCACTGTCACCATAGAATGCTTTAGTAACACTTCTTAAAAAATGGAATACTGCTAACATATATTGTGCTTCGTCTGTAGTATTTGCAGTAAACGTTCCTGTGATAGGTAGTGTTGTAGGTCTACTATTAATGTATGTATAAAACGGATAGTTCGATCCGTGTTGTGTAGACTCGTTATAATCTGTAGAAGCCGCAAGGAAAATATCTGGTGTAAAAGGAAACACAATTCCGCCTTTGTCTTGCAATGGCTTTAGTACACTATCAGTAATTTCTTTAGTGGGGTCATCAGGATCTACTAGACCGTATGCCCATTTCTCTCCGCCTTTCTTAGGTCGGATTCTTGCTCGCCAATCTATTTCGCCAAATTCTGAACCGTCGTTGCGTTGCATGAATTGGTCGAATTCTACATTGTCAGTGTTGACTTTAGGTTGGTTATATTCTGTATCTTCTGCCATAATGTGCTCCTTCGTTGTATTTATCACGATAAATAATAGCACGTTTTAATTATTAGTAAGAATATTAGAAAACAGTTGACTTTGTCTTGCTTAGACACTATACTACTGTTTAACTAAGGAGATTATATGGCTCACATTACACCAAAAAAGGTTAATTATTTAAACAATAAGGACATACTGAAGCAAATTCATGCTAGTAAGATGTCGTATTGTTATGTGCAAGATGACAAGTACATGAATCCAGATATCATTTTAATGGATGTCAACGAAATTAATAAGACTACTATTAAACAGGCCCAAGAGAATAGGTCAGCAAAATTACAATCAGATGGCTACCAAACTGCTATGAAAGAAGGTGGTTGGGATAAGAAGCCCAAGCAGAAAGACTTTGCAGTTGATCCGCTTTCTCTTGCAGTAGATGAACTAGTGTTTAGAGTTATGGGATATGACCATATTCCAGATGAACCAGGTAGAAAGAAAACTACTAAGACAGTTGCTGATACAAAAGCAAAACTAAATTTCCCTCCATTCAAACATTATATTGTGGATGGTGCTGGAACTAATCCTAGGGAAGTTGCTAGAAGTCATTGGGTAGGTGGACTACACAATGGTCACTTTAGTGTCGACCACGGAAAAATTACAAATACCCTCGGTAGCATGTTTATGAAACTTGTAGAGCGTTATAGTCAAAGAGGTAACTGGCGAGGTTACACTTATGTTGACGAAATGCGTGGACAAGCATTAGTACAACTTGCTCAAATAGGATTGCAGTTTAACGAAGCAAAATCAGACAATCCATTTGCATATTATACCGCTACAGTTAATAACAGTTTCACTAGAGTTTTAAACTTAGAGAAACGTAATCAATCAATTAGAGACGACATCTTAATCGAGTCCGGTCATTTACCAAGTTACGGTAGACAGATTGCATACGAGAATGAGATGAAAGAACTTCGTAAGATTGCAGAAACTGAAGTAGAAAATACATCAACTGAGTAACAAACCACTATGGCAAACCTTTTTGAAGGGGCCGCGTGTTTCACCGATATACATTACGGCTTAAAACAAAACAGTAGACAGCATTTAATAGATTGCGATAATTTTATAACGTGGTTTATTGAAGAAGCAAAAGCAAGGAATTGCGAGACTTGTATATTTCTAGGCGACTGGCATCATCATAGAGCAAGTATTAACATTGCTACTATGAACTCTACTATCAAAGACTTAAAGCGATTAAACGATGCATTTGAAACGGTGTACTTTATCACCGGTAACCATGACTTGTTTTATAGAGAAAAGCGTGACTTAAACAGTATCGAGTTTGCTAGAGATATGTCTAACATTGTTATGGTAGATGACCACTTTCTACAAGATGATGTTGCGATTGTTCCATGGTTAATCGGAGACGAACACAAAGATGTTGCTAAAGTAAAATGCAAATATATGTTCGGACATTTTGAGTTACCGTACTTTAAAATGAATGCTATGATTGAAATGCCGGATCACGGTGGTATTAGGGCAGACATGTTAAGCGGTCCAGAATATGTATTCAGTGGTCACTTTCACAAACGTCAATATAAAGGCAACATACATTATATTGGTAATGCTTTCCCACATAACTATGCAGATGCACAAGATAATGAACGTGGCGCAATGTTTTTAGAATGGGATGGCGAGCCACAATATGTTAATTGGGCAGAGTGTCCAAAGTATGTTACTATGGGTTTACGTCAGTTGCTTGAAGCACCGGAAAAATATTTAGACGCACAAACTCATGCAAGAGTTAAACTGGATGTAAACATCAGTTACGAAGAAGCAAACTTTATTCGTGAAACATTTGCAGAACAATTTAAAGTCAGAGAGATACAATTACTTCCTGTTAAAGAAGAAGAGGAAGCCTTTGAAGGCGGTGAAATACAATTCGAAAGTGTTGACCAAATTGTTATCCAGCAGTTAGAAACTATTGAGAGCAATCTAGTCGATACCGGCGAGCTTGTTAAAATTTACAGAAGTTTAGAGACTTTATAATGCTTACTATAAAAAACGTAACAGCAAAAAACTTTATGAGTATTGGAAACAATACCCAAGCGGTTACATTTGATACCGAGCAACTAACACTAGTCCTAGGACACAATTTAGACCTGGGTGGCGATGGTAGTAGAAACGGTACAGGTAAAACAACAATCATTAATGCACTAAGTTATGGATTATACGGCGAAGCGTTAACAAACATTAGACGTGATAACTTAATTAATAAAACAAATGCCAAAGGTATGATTATTACCGTTGACTTTGATATCAACGGAAAAGAATATCGTATTGAGCGTGGCAGACGTCCTAACACTTTGAAGTTTTTTATAGATGGTGTAGAGAAAGCAGATGACGAACAGCAAGGCGATAGTAGAGAAACACAAAAAGAAATAGAACGTATTATTGGATTCCCTCATAATATGTTTAAGCATTTAATTGCTTTGAACACATACACTGAGCCGTTCCTTAGTATGAAAACTAATGACCAACGTGATATGATTGAGCAGTTATTAGGCATCACTGAGATTAGTGAAAAAGCAGAACTACTTAAAGAGCTACTTAAAAATACCAAAGACAGTATTAAAGATGAAGAGTCGAGAATACAAGCAGTACAGAATGCTAATAAGCGTATTGAAAAGAATATCGACGATATTGAATTGCGTAGGAAAGCCTGGGACAACCAGCATAGCGTAAAATTAAAGGACTTACAAGCATCATTAGATGCATTAAGTGAAACTGATATTGATTTAGAACTAGATAAGCACAGGCAATTAGACGTTGTCCATAAGCAGTATTCAAAAATGCAAGGCTTACAAAATGAGTTGAAGCAACTACAAACTAGTAGCAAACGTAATGCTAGTACACTTGTTAGTATACGAAGCGATATCGAGAAAGCAGAAACGGGTGTGTGCCCGGCGTGTGACCAGAGTACAGCACACTTAGATACTCACGAAACATATACAGCAGAGCTTAAAGAAAAAGAAGGAAAAGAATTATCGTATTCTACGGAATTAGAAGGCAAAATAGAGGTGTTAGAAAAAAGCCTAACAGACATCGGAGAACTGCCTGAAAGTCCTATTACTTTTTATAACAGCATGGAAGATGCTTTACAGCATAGACATAATTTAGATACCATCACAGAACAACTTACTGAACGTAAAGAAGAAACTAATCCATATTCTGATCAAGTAGTTACACTTAGAGAAACTGGATTGGAAGAAGTTAGTTACGATGGCATTAACGAGTGGACTAGATTAAAAGATCATCAAGACTTTTTGTATAAACTATTAACAAGCAAAGACAGTTTTATAAGAAAGAAAATTATTGACCAGAACTTGCAATATTTAAATTACAGACTAAATTATTATTTAGAAAAATTAGGCTTGCCACACGATGTTAGATTTAACTCGGA